GATGTACGCACCGAACGAGCCAAACAAGTATAGGTGTTAGCGGTAAATGCCGATGGCGCACCATCTTGGAAACCACCGAATGCAATGGTCACGGTACAGTTCTCACCGACCAGACCGAACGATTTTGTAAATGCCATTGTCTACTCCTACTGCTGTGTGAGGCAGCGATAGACCGCTGTCACCCCGTAATCCGTCCGACCACCATCAGATAAAGCAAAGGTTTGATCCGTTGAAACCCGTCGTACATATAGCCTTGGAGTTGTACTGGTTACCGTTTGATTATCCAAAAGTGTGTCTATGCGAGACATGATAGTTTGTATCCTGCTCATGCTTATCGCACCACTTTCAGTATCCCACACCGTGATTCTATAGTTTGGGTACGTGAAAGCCCTGCCACCGCATAGCGTGTCTTCATCATCACTGCCTGAACCATCACGACTGAACACCACGTAAGGCACTTGTACAGGCTTCCTGCTGATCGGGTCGAGTTGAGGAGCAACGGTGTTATAGATGCCCATCTGATAACCATCAGGTTTGTTATCAACGGCAAGCAGACCAGAAAGCGTAGCATCACCGCTTAGGGTCTCGTAAATCCATTGCTCTATGACGGCTGGTTCGTATGCCATTATTTACCCTTTAGTACTTTTGTAAGTGCTTTGACAAATGCTGGTTTGACCTTCTCCAATGCTGGGTTCAGGAACGGTCTTGGTGGCACTGTATTACCGCCATTGCTTGTCCAACCAAACTCTAGAGGTACGGCATACTTTGCAACAACATAAACAACAGCTGAAGTTCTGGACTTCATCTGATGCATGATGCTTCCTGCAAGGTTTCCAGTATCGTTGTTTGGTGCTTTGCCGGGACGGCTTGACCAGTGGTTACCGTACTTGCGATAGCGTCCACCACTTTTGGTAATACTGTTCTTTGCGTTGGCTTCAACATCTGCCGCAGCTTTACCGACAATCTTAGTGACCTTGTCTAGATTGTTTATGTAATGGTCAATGGAAACAGTTTTCAAACTTACTTGTGTACTCACGGAGCCAATACCTCGATTTCAAGTGGCCCGAATCGTCTCACATCCGAGCCAACCGTGAACGATATCGTTACCCTGATGTTAGCGGCTGTAGGATATGCAGCAGGGTTTAGAATGCTCAGGATGCCTTGTGCGCTGTACTGCTTGGTTAGTGTCACCGAGCCACCACCGAACGAATAAGCCGCTCCGGTAGCAATGTCGGTGAAGGTAGCACCAAGAGTACCCGTGGTAATATCCACAGGGCTTCCAAGCTCGTCTACAAGGCGTATTACGTAGGAGTGCCAGTCTCCGACCCATGCGGAGACCTGCACGACCTGCTGAGGGTCTTCCGTAAGCTCAAAGATTATTGCCATTAGATATCCCTCACATAGATGCGGAGTGGGCCAAAGACCTGCGTATCGTTTGCACCCGTTGTGCGTGTAATTGTTGCCGTATAGGTTCCAGCAGTATTCGTTACCGTCGTGTCAATGGTAAACATTGCCCGTCCATCAGCTGCATAGGTTGCCGTACAAGAGTAAGTATCAACCAGAGAACCACCAGAGTTGTAAACCTTAGCGGTTACCGTTGCGCTTGTGATGTCAATGCCATTGCCGTTGCCATCTACACACTGGATATCTACGCCATGCTGTGCGCCCTTCTGGATGTCAAGCGGATCCGATGCACCAAGCCCATCAGCCTTGACCTCATAAGGCCCCATGCGTACCAGAGCGGCAGATGTTACCGGGGTAACCAGTTCGGCATTGACGTACTGCCCGAATGTCCCTGCCGTCGTGTGGCTTGATCTCAACTCATCCCATACAAGGATTGGTATTTGATTCACGTTAGTATCGATGTCGTTAGCCAGTGTATCTGTCTGATTAACAACACCACCCATTGTTGTCGCATCGGTATATGGACCAGGGCTTGCACCCCAGACCGCCGAGGCCGTTTGTGCTTCCGTCAAGCCACCACTGCTTAGCTTCACCGTCATCACCGCACCGTTAGTACCAGATGCACCACGCACCACAACAGTGACATCGTCAGCACCTACAGCCAGTGCAGCATCGGGTACGTCTAGCCTATAAATCCCCGGCATATTGGTAGCGTCTACCTCAGCAAAGCCACCAGAAGTCCACGCCTGTGCGATTGTACGGGCTACCAGCGGGATAGATACAGAGGCTGTGCGTGTGCGGTTGTAGCGAGCTGAGAGACCTGACGTGGAGGCTGTGAGGCCTGTTGCACCAAGATACAGTTCAATGGATTGTGACGTTGAGCCGGGAGCGATTGTGATTGTGCTGGCGTTGCGCTCGGTCGGGAGATACGTACCTGTAGGCGTGTAACTTTGAAACTCTACTGCTCCAATCGTTGGAGTCGATGGAGTAAGCCACGTTGTACCAAACATATCAGCCGCTGGACTGTATGTGTTGATACCAGCATTTATAGCCGACTGAATAGTAGACAATGGACTAGCAAAAGGATAATCTCCCCAGCCTTGAATCTTACTTATTCCTGCGTTTATTGGGTTAAGAGCATTGGTTACAGTTGTCCCACTGTTAGAAACATTCTGCACAGATGTCGGCGCATTGATGATGTTGTACGTTTGGAACAAAGTGCTCGTTGAGGTTGGGTCTGATTTTATGCCGATTAAGTTTGCTTCAATGTAGCAGTTTTGAATATAGGATGGAAAAGCAGTAGATAATGAGTTTGAGCTTGAAATGACGTGTATACCATTGGCTGCAGATACCGTACAGTTTGTTATTTGTATTCCACCAAATTGACCAGAAGTTGCTGAATATAAATTTATTCCATCGTTCGAGTTTATAGTATTTGAGTTGTTATTTAAAACTAAACAATCCTGTAAACGAGTCTGGCTATTCCATGCACCAGTATGAGTCGCTGCTGAGACTGCCAATGGGCCATTTATAAAAACGCATCTCCTAACTGTTGGGCCAATACCTCCCGGAGGAACAATCAAACTCGTGACATATTTTGTCAAGTTTGATGAAGCTTGCCAAAATAAACACCGCTCAAGAATCAGCGAGTTATTTTGTGCCTCTAAACACATATAGTATGGAGGCGCACCCGGCTGGAAGTTACAAAAAGAAATGTCACTGATTGTTGTAAAGTCTTTATTACAAATCAAAACAGTACCAGTATTTGATGTTGTATTACTCGTGTAATTTGTCAGGATAACTGCACCAGCATTTACACCACTAAATTGTGACGCTGTTGGATTTCCTAGAATACTAACTCGTTGTGACTCATTCGCTGGGTTAGAAAATGCAGCTGTAAAGTTGCCACGATATACACCAGGAGCAATGTAAAGTGTGTCACCTACACCTATTCCCGTTGCACCTACTGCCTTTGTTATTGTCTGCCACGCCTGATTCGTTGCAGGACCTGTTCCAGCATTGCTGTCACTTCCATCAGTTCTAACATAATAAGTAGCCATTATTCAGCTGTCCCCGCTACTATCTGCTGTGCCATAATCACCGCAAACTGTTGCACAATCCCATACTGAAACTGCTCATCCTGCTGAACCCACCAGATATTGACGCTCGTTCCATCCTGCCCAAACGTGCCAAGGATATTCCCGTTGTCATCCTCGATGTCACCAAAGACACGCCAGTCTGTAGAAGGTGCAGGTTCCTTCTCAATCCTAAAATTTTGGAGGTTCATTTGCCCACCTTCAGGCTGTTCGCCTGCACACCTTTGAAAGGGATCGTCAGAAATCCCAATGCGGCACTCATCGCAGCAGAGAGACCAGCCGCAACAGCCTTCGACCCGTACAGTGCCATCACCGCTCCAAGCTCGGCAACATCCTTGGCTTCAGCCGTGCGAACACCATCACCGAACACGGTTGCAAAGGAAGCCACAAAGGCGATCAAGACAACAACCGCCAACCGTCCAAAAGATATTCCGCTCATGCTCTACGTGCCTCCAGTGCTGTTACTCTTTGATTGATGTTTTCCAGTTGCCGCTTGATTCCGAGTAGGTCACGCTCTGTCTGCTTCGCATCATGCACCAAGATGCGTATATCTGATTTGATATCCCAGAGCATCTTGTAGAGGCCTGCAATCGCCGCAACCACCGGCACAGCGATTGCCACGCCTACTTGTACCCACTCGCTCATGATGTCCGCTCCACTAGTCCACAGTGCTGTACCAATAATTCTGTCTGCCCAAAGTCTGTACCGATAACATCCCAGTAGCGGGAATCATCACCTATCAGATACACCCGGTCTTGTGGCATAACATCAGCTGCAACGGCCACTATAAGTGTCCATTGCGCTGATGGTGCTATCGCTCCACCAACGATTGATTCCGTGTCTGATTGGTTGGTCACACGGGCGTTGTACTCTGCTACCTTGCGCCATGTCTCAGTAGCACCACCACGCCCATCCTCGGTAAGCGTGAAGCGGTGAATCTCTACACGGTCTTGGCAAAGGTTACGCACCATGCCTGCCTGTATTGTTTGGCGAAGGATGGGGCTCATGCGAAAGCCACCGGTCTGTATCTGTCAGCCATGGTCAAGCAGTGCTGCATAAGTTGCGAGAGCTTGACATCGCTGTTGCCTTCCTTGGCATCGATGTCTGCCGCTACTCTGGATGCTTTGATAAGCCATGCCTGCCGGGTTGCTGTCCTAACATCGTAGCGTTCGACATTGATTGGCCCTTGGTCTACCCATGTAAGCGTAGGATCCGATGAGCCGTCATCAATCTCCCAGCCTTTGTATTGATATGGAGGATAGGCAGGGAACTCAGGCTCGGAAGCACCAGACGTACCAGCAACCCTGCACTCGTATACCCTACCGTTAGGCGTTGTAGGCACTACACGGTCACCGACAGCGTAAGTGGTCGCTGCTGTCCACGTGGTGAAGCGTGAAAAGGAATCCAAGATGGAGCCGATGTCTGTAGTTGACATCTGCGGGTAACTTTGAGCAGCCACAAATAAGGATACTTGTGCGATTGCCTCGGCTCTGGTCATCATGCGGTTAGTATCCCACACGGCAATTCCACGCAGTAAAAACAAAAGCCCCCGGCACGTCTGCCGAGGGCTTGATTGAGTTGCGGCTACGCTTAGGAAGCTGTGCCGGTTGCGAGAACGATGAGCGAACCAGGGACACGGGCAGAAGCCGTACCGGATACGTTTCCAACGTCGTGTGCGTTGAATGCGAAACGCTCAGTAGCCTTGTATGTCAAAGCGTCCTCAACGAACTTGACTTGGTCGCTAACCTCAATGGTCATGCTTCGGCGGTCACCGAATGCAACACCCTTGCTGAGGTCACCAAGGACAGCCACAGGAGTGGTTGCAGCAGGTGTCTTAGGCATATTCTGAACCCACTCGATTGGATAACCAAAGAGCGTAGGCGCAGAGGTGTATGCGTTCTGAATGTCGAGGATAGCGTTTCCACCGAGTGCAATCAACTTGTCTGCAACGCCGTTGAAGAACAGGTCTTTGTGCATATACCACTTAGCATTGTCTGCGTAGGTTGGAAGCTTTGCGACACAGCTCTGAAAGTTCTGCAGCGTGAAGTTGGAGAATGCAGCACCGGAGAGGTTAGCACCAACAACAACACCAGCGATGTTAGCCTTTGTGGCGTTCAAGCCGTAGACAGCCTGAAGGATACCCGTGATGCTTCCGTAGGTGCTTGTTCCATCACCATTGAATGCAGCGTTGTCCTCTTCCTTAGCAATGGCATATGCCATGTCACGGGCAAGAGCAGCACCGAGGTCAATGACCGTATCTTCGCCAAGTTCTTTGGATGCAATCGTGAGGACTGCAAGCTTCTTAGCTGCGAGCGATACCTGACCAAAGGTGATGTCGGATGCCGTGATTGCTGTTGCTTCCGATGCATAGTACACGGTTGTGGATGCAGTAGCGGAAGGAACCAAGAGCGTGTCCGAGGACATCGGGTAGATGCGACTGTTGCGGCGAGCAACACCGTACATTTCACGGAGCCAGATGAGATCCGATGAAACGATGTTTGGAACCGTGTAACCACCAGCACTGTCCGTACCTTCGGTCTGTGACTTCAGGTGGCCGTTGTTCTGGAGCCACTTTGTAGCAGACTTGACACCAGCCAAGTGACGTGCAAACTGTCCAAAGGTGTACGCCTTGAGGTTACGCTCATCAGCATCACCCTGGAATGGGTTGCGCTGTACGTTGATGCCGCCCTTCCATGGTTTTGCATCTACCGCAGGTGTAACGACAGGAGCGGTTACGCCGAGGGACTTGATGGTCTCAATGCGCTCTTCGATGTCTTTGGCTTCTGCCATAAGCGACTTGACCTGTGTAAGGTCACCATTTCCGGATGCCAACTCACGAGCTGTGGCAAGGATGCCTTCTCGCTTGGCTGTCAATGTTTCGATATTCATAGTTGTGTTAGCAACTCCAGACGTGCAAGCAGTTCTGCCCGCTCGTCATCATCATGGGCTTTCGCCTCGACTACGATGGACGGCTGCTCATCAGGCTGGTCTGCATCCCGCAGAGATTCCCAGACTACTGGAGCCAAACGCTTTGCGCTTGACCGTGATAGACCGACTGCATCCCGCAGCCGACGCTCTACACCCCGCAGAGATGCGGGCTGGATACACTTAGCACCGTGCATGGCGTATAGCTGCTTTGCACGGTTAGCAAACTCATTGATGATTGCTTCTGCCATGCTGGCATCTGCAACCATCCCGATACCTTCGGACATGGCTTCGTAATACGCTTCCATGCCTTCATGGATTAGGTCAGCCTCCGCCAACTTGAACAGTTCTGCGGCGTATTCTTCAGGGGATTGCTCTGGCATTGGCTCAGGCATCATCTCTTCTTCCATGTCATCCATTTCGCCCATGCCGTAATACTCCTCAAGGCTTTTTACGCTGTTACGGAACTCAGCAGGGGTCGGGGTAATCGATGCCTCTGCGATAGGCCAGCGGATGATTTCGGATGCACCACCCATGCTTTTGCGCTCAACCATATGAGCGGCAGCACCAGATGAAAAGCCCATCTTGCCTTGCTTGCAGAGCTTCGCAACCATCTTGCCGTATTCATCAGCCAAGTCTAACTGAGCCTCGTACCAGAGTCCCTCATCGGTCATCTTGATGTAGCCTGTACCGATAGACTTCTTGCCTACCATCTGATCCATGCCGTGATGATAGTAAACGTTGAGCGGGACACGCTTACCCTCTTCGAGCGGGAAGCCGTAGTCGGTTGCCTTGGTGAAGTAGTCACCCTCAAGGTCGGTTGCCTTGGTATCACCAAAGCGCACAAGATAACCTTTGACATAACCGAGCCTATCGCTCTTGATTCCGTCTACTGTAGATGTCAGCACGTCCATGGCGTAAGTATCCCACACACCCTATATAAGCTCACGTAGAGGCCGTACACGCGTGTTAGGCCCCCAATCCTGATTAGGTACTACCTGCACGAAATCAGCAAGCGGTTTGCCGTCTTTGTACATCTGGTATCTTGCAGGCCCCATGATGGCCAGTTTGTCAGACTCAGATAAACCAGCGAGGATGCGCTCAGGTGTTGCTACCACTGGTCTGGTATCCGGGATGCTACTATCCCCGGTAATCTCTGCCCATGACATCGTTACCGGAACCATGACGCATCTACAGTTAGGATGGCTTGGCATGATTTCATCTGTTGCTTGCAGTGTGCCAGACAAAGCCAAACACGCCAGACATACCCGGCTATCTTGGGTCGCTTGCCGTCTGTATCCTTGCACCGCCGGGTTTTGCGTATACAGTTGCCGTTGTGCTTCACGGGCACTTCGGATCATCTCGGTACGCGCTATTGTCTCCGCTCGTTGCCTACCGATATCAGCTGCACGTCTTACCCGCCTTGCTACTGTCCGTGGCCCTTCACCTAGGCTGATGCCTTGTACAAGTGCCATCTGCATGGCATCCGTAGTCACCTGCGGTATGGTTTCAAATAGGACACCCAGAGGGCTTCCATCACCCGAAAAACCGACAAAGGCTTGGAGCTGTTCGTCTGGCAAGGCTGTCCAGCTTGTGCCGAGGGAGACGTTAGACGGTTTACGACCAGCCGCCGTTTCAACCAAGCCGACGCTTGCCTCATTCGCAAGGATGGCTGATTCGAGTTGTCCATCTGCTGTAATGGTTGCCCCCTCGATTGCAAACGCTTGTAGGTTCCTGCCTAACTCTTCTATATTGTCGATGATGCGCTGACGCATCCAAAGGATAGTGTCTGATGGGTCTTCCCCGTTTGCCTCACGCTCTGCGATGCGTTCCTCTAGTGCTTCAAGTTCTGCGATAGATGCAGCGGTAGCGGCTTTGTACGCTCGTTGCATCCGGGATATGGCTACGCCTTCACGCTCCAGTAAATCGTTGCGGAACTTCTGGCTGGCGGCATAGATTCTGCCTGTACCATCGTCTACTCGCTTGTATGAGCCTCCATCAGCTCGTACCCGTAAAAAGGGTGGCTCTTGTACACTACCCCCGGAGTGCAACAATCAAGGCTCTTGCCTTCATCACCCATGATCTGGTTGCGCTTTGCGGTTGCCCAGCGGAAGCCAGCATCACCGCCCCATAAGTCCCAAGCTACACGCCCGGCAGATGGAAAGCCATCTTCACCAGCGTTGAAGCCTTCCGCCTGCTTATCGACTTCATGCCGTGAAAAGAAGGAGTACATCCGCAGGATGGTGTCTTCGGAAAGTTGCTCACCATTGACAATCTGGTTTGCCCTTGCAAGCCCTACCCGTGTCCCACCATCAAAGCCTTCAGCCTTCCAGTCGAGCGCACGTTGTGCCGCTTCCTTCATGGATGCATTCGGCCTGTACTTCATCTCGAATGAGCGGATCGCAGGGACAGGAGCATCTGTGGTCTGTACCGGGATTGCTTGCGGGTGTAGCTGCCCTTCATCCTCTGGCACGGCTTCAAGACCTGCGATGCGCTTTGCTTCCGCACGGTCAATGATGCCCGCCTTGTACAGTTTCTCGGCACGGTCTGCCTCTGCTGCTAGGTCATCAGCCAACGCCCTGACCTGCTCAAGGTCATACTGTACAAAGTCACCTTCTTGGGTCTCTGGGTACTCTGGCAGGAGGTCAGCGGTAACGGCATCAGCAAGAACACGCAGAAGCGGCACCATGCCATCCTCCCACGCTGCTTGCTGGGCTCGCTCGTAGTTGCTGTAGGTGCTACGCTCAAGACCAGCACCAAGCCCCAAGACCATTGGGTTGATACCAAGGGCAGAGCAGATACGCTCCTCAGGTACACGCCGGACAGAATCCAAGGCAAGCTCAGACGGGGTCAAGGATACCCTGTCCATCTTGTAGGCTCCGGTCATAACCACGATGCCTCCAGAACCATCCCCGGTTAGGTCTTCATGCAGTTGTCGCTTGACCTGCCGTGCATCGTCCATGCTGATGTCTACGGTCTGGTCTTTGGCATCAGGCCCTACGATAAGGCTAGGCATAGCACCGTTTGCAAGCAAACCATAGGCCGTACTGGATGCAGTGTTGTCGGTTGCAATCTCACGCAGTACAGCCGTTACCGGGCTTCGTCCAAGCCTGATATCGCTTGGGTCTCTGCCGTACCGGATATGGATGATGTCTGATACAGGGATGTCAAAAGAGCGACCATCCGTGGTGTACACATAATGCGTCAAAGGGTTGATACCGTTACCGACAGGTCGCACCATGTCCTGCGGAAGGAACTGCAAAGCAGTAACCACACCACGGGTTGTAGATCGAATCTTGCGGAGGTAAGTATTGCCGAAAAGCTTGTAGTCTTGAATAACCCAGCCCCAGAACAGGCTACCCATAACCATCGGATCAGGTTGTGCCATGAGAGCGATTACCGGATGGTCTTCAACAGGCTCGGCTTGCTGGCTATCTACGGGTCGGTAGTACTTCGGCGTGGCTTGTGGAAAGTTCCTGATGTACCAGTCGATGGCAGATGCAACGATGCCATTTAGCCCTAGGTCACCTGCTACTCGTGCCCAGTCTTTGGATGAGCCAGGAAGCGCACGGCGCAAGAGTGTTTGCAGCTGACCAGAGCCATACCCGGTTAGGTAGATGTCACGGGACTGGGACAATGGCAGCGGTAGTGCCTGTGTCGGGTTTGCTACGGCTTTATTACCAAGGAAGCGGTCAAAGATACCCATGTGCCTAGTATCCCACAGAAACAAAAAAGCCCCCGAAAGGGGGCTCGTTGTCGTTCTGAAATTTACAGGCCCAACGTTAACATCTCGTAGCGATATGCGTCACCACTTATAATGTAGGTTTTAATCTTTCCATCTTCGCTAGATCCTTTGTAATACCAACCGGTATCTTCAAATGCGTTCATCTTAATCAGTGACTCTGCCCATTCACCAGCACATTGCCAAGTACCAACCGGTGCTTCATCAACAATCACGCCATCTTCTACCAACACTTGGCAAATCTCTTCGTTTGCATTCTTTAGTTCCATATCTTTCTATCTCCCTGCTTGATGTCAATAATATACACTCTAAGTATATATACGGCAAGGATATAAGAGAATATTTTTAGACTGCTCCCCAACCCTTACGCTGTCCGATGACCTGCCAAGCGTACGCCATAGCATCAACAACGTCATCATGCCTACCAACCGGGAAGGACAGCAACTCATCCTGCCAGTAAGGTGGCAACCCTTCAACGTGTACAACCTGCCCTTGCTCGTACCGGGCTTCAAGAGGACCAAAGCGGGTTATCTTGTCACGGTCTGGACGTATCCCCCGAATCGGCAGTTTCGTCCGCCTCATGAGCTCTTGCACAACAGCCGCCTGATACTGCACCTGCTCGATGCCGATCATGGTCGGTTTCCACTTATCGGCCATGGCTTCAATGAAGCGCAGGACGCTGGCAAAGTCTGCACGGGTACGGTTGACATCTAGCACGTAGATCGTGCCATCCTCTGCACGGCTCAGAGCAACCACGGCAGTGTAGTCTGCCTCCGCCTTTGTCGAGATAGCAAGGTCAACACCAAGGTAGACCGGCAAGCCTTCAGGAGCATCGCCAAAGCGTAGCCACTCCCGCTTGATTCTGGCTCCAGCTGCATCCACGAACTCCGCCAAATACTCCTGCCTGAAGGCTATCGATGGCAAGGATTCTCCCGCCTTGGATACTTCTTCAGGATCTATCCACGGATTAGCGGTGGTAGGCATCTGCCACGCCATCCAGTCAGGGTCCACACCAGCCATGGCGTGTAGGCTTTTGAAGTAGTTTGAACCCTTGGGTGTGCTAAGAAAGAAAGCATCGCCCTTGTAATCGGTGAGCGTCGGTCTGATTGCTTCCGTCCAAGCTTGCTCCAGATGTCTTGCCATTGCGGCCTCGTCGATGATGACACGCTTGTACTTACGACCACGGGCAACGGTTGACGGGTCATCAAGCGTCCAGTAGTCAATCGCAGCACCGGTGATAAGTTCAATGCGTGGAGCAGGTGTCTGCACAGCTCGCCTAATGACGGGAGCGTAAATCCTTTTGTGATCGTTGTACGCTTCCTCCAGCAGGCGGTAGGTAGGCGCAAACCATGCGCAGGGTAGACCGTCTTTGAGTACCGGATCGGATAGCAGATTCCCGCCTAGTGTTGTCTTACCAAAGCGTCTCCCACAGGCCAGCACGTTGTACCGCTTGGCTTCCCGTAGTATCACCTGCTGTGCATCGTGAGGACGTGGCAGCACCAGCCGAATATCAGGCAATACCAGTACTACCTAACCCGCCGACACGGTCTTCTAGCGGTACATCATCCCCGGTGAAGTACTGAACAAAGACAACCTGTGCGATACGCTCGCCCTTCTCAATCACCCAATCACCTTGGGTACGGTTGTGCAGTAGCACCTTGATGGTGTCTGCGTAGTCAGCATCGATGATTCCTGGAGCGTTAGCAACAGCAAGACCACGCAATGCAAGACCAGACCTAGAGCAGACCATAGCGCAGAGATGTGGCGGGAAGATGGCAAGTGTACCTGTGTCAATGCCGACGGTAGCACCAGCAGGAATTATGATGTCAAGCTGTGAGCGTAGATCGTATCCGGCAGAATGCTTTGTAGCCCTTGTCGGCTTGACTCCGTGAAACCTAATGTCTGTCATGGCTTATCAGCGTACTCCACGATTACCTTGACAGGGCTACCATCTGCCCCTGTCTGTTCTACCCTGCTTGACCACTCTGCCTTGTGCTTGCGTTCAAGCCACCATGCCGCCGCCTGCCATGTGGTATCAGATGCCAACTTGATGACAGAAACCATCTTTGCCTCGGCTTCCCCCTCGGCTTTTTCTATAGCCTTGGAGAAATCTGAATATTCCTTGAGCCAGTTAGCGAGTGTGCTTTGGTCAATACCTGCGACAGCACAGGAAGCCCTGCGAGTGTTACCGTTCCTCAGAGCCTCCAGAAGCTTGCTTACAGTCTGTTCTGTGTACTTGGTGGGTCTACCTGCTCCGGGTTGTGCTGCCATTTAGGTTAGCCTCTATTTCTTCCTTGGTTGCCCAGATTAGGGCATCCCTCATTTGATTGTCTGTGATGCCTTGTTGTTTCGCTCTGCGCTTCACGTCTTTGTATAGCCAACGTGTGTTCATCTCGTTATATACCGCCAAGCATCCAGCACCAAGCAGGACACCGAGTGCAAAAAGTATCATTTGGATTCCTCCCATATCGGTTCCCCGGTAATCGGGTTGTACTTACCGATCATCCAGTCATCGGCGAACAGGTCACCAGCAGTAAGCCAGATAACACTATTGTTTTCCTTTACCTCTGTACCCTCTGCAACGCTGAATGTGTCCCAAAGTTCACTAAAGCGAAAGTGTAGCCCTTCAGGCCAGAAAGCCCGCCGTATTGGCTTCTCAGCAAGCAATGCATCTATTGCCTGGTTGTACTTCATCCTATTACTCCCATCGTTATTGGCAGATGCTCAACCATCAAAGCCTTGATGGACTCTACAATCTGTCTGTGTTCTAGTTGTGTGTCTTCCTGCGTTCGTAGCTGCACGTAATGGATCCAAGACCGTATCGTGCCAGACATATACATTGTGGTTGGTGTGCAAAGAGGTAGCACCATTCTTGCCGTCTCCGCAGCAATGCCAGCATCGATTAGCCTGTTGTAAGCGTAGTAAGAACCCTCTACTGCAAGCGATGCCCGATCAATAGCATCCTGTAGGTTTTCATCCAACTCTTTCCATTCTGGCAATGGTTGGGATGATTGTCGGTTGGTTGTACCTGCAAGCCGCATATCGCCAAGAATAGGCTCTGTAGGAACCTGTGCATACCTTTGGCTAAACTCTTGAAAAGAGAATGACCGATGCCTAAGAATCTGCGGAGCAATAGCACGGGTTGTTTTGATTCCAACGCACATACTGGCCATCTCAAAGATAGACCAGTGCCCATGCTTGATGCAGTAGGACAGAAGCTTAGCAACATCAGGGTTATCTTGGTTCTTTGGGTTGCTTACCCTTGCGCAGTATCCGATGACCTTCTCCGCTTCCGGTGTAATCCAGATAAGCTTTGTCATACCATCAACCCTTTCCACAAGTAGTACAAGGTCGTTGTGTGCAACATCTGGTCAAACCCAATGATGCACCAGAAGCGATAAAGGTCACCAGCCTTATAAGCTTGTGTGCTTGCCCTGCTTGTGAAATAGTCGGTTACAAAGTGCAGGACGACATTTATGATAATGAATGCAATGTGTCGCCCAACCGACGGGGTTTTCCAGTTATCCCATAAAACACTGAAGACCGTAATATCCAAAATTGAGGCGATTGCAAACACGCTGCCGTAAATGCCAACGTGCGTAAGGAGTGCGATGTTATTACTTGACTTCGTCGTGGCAATCTCACGAGACTGATGAACAAAGTCAGCCAAGTAATGAGTAAACAGAACATTGGCAAATGTCATGGTTGGTATATCTCCCAGTCGTTATACATAAAGTCTCCTGCATTTACTTGGCAAAGTTGTGTAGGCCTGCCTGTCTCTTTATCAAAGCAGGAATCGAAGTCTTCATGATCATGAGTCAAGATGAATGAAAAACTAATTTTGTCAAGTGCAATCCTGATGCGGTGATAGTTTGAAGATGCAGCAGCCACGCAATAAATACCGGTTTGCCATTTAGTTCTTCTAACTCGTTGACCTTCTGTGCAAGCTATGAATGCTTCTAATCCTGTCATGGTTGGTATATCTCCCAGTCGGTAGCAAGTACATCAGCGGATCCGAATGATGCCACCCGGCTGTACCTGCGATTACCTGCACCATCAATCAGATACAGGCATATCTTGCCATCAACCAACTCAAGGAACCAAGAAGCTCCGTGCCGCCTTACCGCCTGTCCCGCTCTCAGGCGTTCAAGGGCAGCCGAGAAGGAACCACCAGCCATTGTTAGTCGCTTGGCATCTTCTTCTTTCAACTGCTCAACCTGTCGGTTAGCAAGCCAAACCTTTACCGTGGAGTAGTTGTAACCAATCTCTTTGGATGCCTGCGCTTGTGGCATCCCCATTGCTACCAGCTCATCCCAGCGTTCCAGCAATAACTTTCGTTTTGCGATGCCATAGGCAACGCTCTCACTTGGTCGTGGCATTTATTTCATCCACTTCTTTGATTACTCGATCTGCGTATTTGCCATCGCCCGTTACTTCAAATGCTAAATACCAGAGAGCCTTAATGGCATCTTCACGCGACTTGCCTTTATGAGGGCAACGTTGCAGATACTTAACAACGTTACCTAAGGCAAAGTTTAAACCCCAATCCTGAATAACATCGATGGCTTGTATCTGTGTTGTTCGGTAGTGTTCGTTCATACCAACTGCACCTGTACTGACATCATCTTGTCAATTTCGTAGGCTACTGCCCAGATGTCTGCAATCACATCAGCTGGCCTCAGTGAACCAATCCAGTAAGGATTCTGGACGGCATAGCCCATGGAGTTGCAGTCATAGATACCAGCATCATCGCCATTGAGGGCTACCATCAAGTGTAGCTCACCCTTGGTCATATGAATCTCGCTATGGTCGCTGGATACCTGAATCTGTAGCGGGCAGTCGATAACTGCAAAAGGGTCACGCTGTGTGTTGATGGTGTGCTGTGCCATCTCTTTGATGGCTTCAACGAGTGATTGGTTAGTTTGTTTCATGTTCTTATCTCCCAAGGTGGACAGGAGCGTTAGCCCCTGTCCTTTTCAAGTTACCCGTTACTATGCATCTTCAAACGGGTCGGTGATATCTTCCTGCACCACTTTTTTTAGTGGCTTTGTAGCTGCAACCTTGACAGGCTTCACGGTCTCGATGATGTTGGTCAGTTCACCGTTCATCTTCTGCCGGGTTCCAACCACTACCTGCCATTGCTTGGCCTTGAGGGCTTCAATGTCAAGGGATGCAAACTGCTGGCTGGTCATACGTCCAACCATGCCATCCAGCAGGATTGTGAGCTTTGCCCGCTCGTTACCGTAAAAGGTCTTTGTGAACTGGACAAAGCGGAACGGCTGGCCGTCTTCATCACCTACCTCAGTGGTCTCGAAAATCCACTTAAAGTTAGGCTCCATTACGTCTGGGTTGTCGAATGACTTCCCCTGCGTTGCTTCGCAATCGATCAGCGCACAGGCATAGATGCCTGCCTCTGCCACGCTGTACTTTTTTCCGCTGCCTTCCGAGAACTTCCCGTGTTGTGCAAAAAATCCCATCGTTTCTCCTTTGATCCACTGGATCTCTAGTATGTCGATGATGGAAAGGTCTTTACCGGAACCACTGGGCTCACCCTTGCGGGCATTTTCACATCCATCACCGACACACAGAATATATACCCTAAGGATATCAACTGTCAAACTTTATTTTTAGTGCTGTACTACAACCTTGCTTCTGCGTATGGGTTGTTCGTACTTATCAGCCTGATACATGAAGGCAGGGTATTCATTGAACTCCCCGATTACATGGTTGTTTGGAATCAACATGAAGTCATCGTTCCGCAGCTGATCCAACGTACACCAGACTTGACGTTCACCATCGCACTCAACCAAGATGATGTTCTTTCCTTTTTGAATCAAGTGTGTTTCAAAGTCCCGGCGCATTGCCCATCTATGCATCGTCACTCGACCACCTGATTTCAACCAGGCTTTAGCAATATCAAACTGGTAACGATACTTCTCTCCGTTCAACAGCTCGTCTTCCTGCGCTTTGCGTTTGAACGTATCCCAATCCCAAATCTCAAGAGCCATACAAGCCACCTTTCATCTTGACCGGTTCTGGTTCCCGCTTTAGCGGAGGAACCTGACCGGTCATATAAACAAATACTTTTCCCCTACCCCTCCTCACTGGTCTGGTATGGGAATGCCCACCTTTCGGGGCATCCCAGTTCGGAGGGGGTCTGGGGGAACCAAACTGGGGGAACCAAAATAGAGTTAAGTTCCTTATATATAGGGAACCAGTCGTTGGGAACCGGTCAAATGGCTCCTTTCTTGGTGTATCGGAAGCCACCACGCAAGGATGCCTCAGCGTGTAAAAGATTCTCCCGCACTAGTTCATCAATGGCATTCAGAACGGTTTCTTTCCTGCCTCCGACCTTGGCATGAATGATGTTCTTACCAATGCCCGGATTTGCCTCTACACACGCAAGAATGGCATCAGTGGTAGATTGCCCCGTCCTAGCTGCAAAACCCTCAGGTTCGGCGTGTATGAGGCACAAACGGCCATCCTGTGGCCCGATAGTCCAAGAGACGGCAGGTTGTCGTTCCTTGTGCCTCCAGTGCCTGTTCTTGGTTACGACCATCGTATAGGTATCGTTCTCTGACTTGTGTGAAATCGAGAACACCGTGTCTGCTTGGCTAACAATGTCACCAGCACCACGCATCTGTTCGTGTCCAATACCGCTTTCGCTTCCGGACTTTCGATTGTGATGCAAAACAACGATGGCGGCTCCGCAATCCTTCATCTGGCAGAACAAGCCGTACAAGCGAGCCATCTCGGTATTGCTGTTCTCGTCAAGCCCGTGAACACGAACAAGCGTATCTACAATCACGATATCAATCTTGAGGTCTTTTATCTTCCGCAGGATAGAAGCCATATGCTTCGGATTTTCAAGCTTGATGCGCTGGTGGTCAGAATAAATGATGTTCTCAGGAGCCATACCTAACTGATCAGCACGGTCAAAGAACACCTGACATCCCATCTCTTCGTCAATGTACATGACGTTGGCTTTCATGCACTCTAAAGAACCCAGCCACATTCCACCGTTCATTGTTGCCCGCAGTAGGTCAAGAGCTGCCCACGACTTACCACCTCCAGATGTTGCACTGATAAAAGTAAGCCCCCGGTTCATAATCATGTCTGGCACAATCCACCGTAGTGGCCCAAGCTCTGCTACCTTGGCTTTGATGTCTGCCCATGTCATCCATTGGATAGGGTCTTCTTCTTCTACCGGTGCTGATAGTTGCTCCCGCAGCATGGCAGGTGTTAGAGGTGGTAGGTCGGAATCTTTCCACTCTGCCCAAGCCCTTCCGACCTTTTCATATACTTGATAATCTTCAAGTGGTGGATCACATAGCCGCTTGTTCCAGTCAAGAATTGCAGGCATGGCAAAGTCAATGTGAGTTCGTGTGGATCTCATGTAACCAACACAAGCAGTTAGCGCATTGTCCCTACCACCGTAAGGGCCTCCACCTTCAGGATGTCTCATCCTAAGTTTAGCAAGCGTTCCATCATCGGAATAGTTGCTGTTGTTCCCGTGCTTCCGCTCAGGCTTAGGGTCAGGAATAATCGGGATATCCCAGAAATCATCAGTCAAAGTAATACTCCAAAATCTCCGGCAGGTCAGCACGGACAATATTCAAACGGTATTCCCAGCGTTCGTCTTTTTCAAACGCCACACAGGCTTCCTCGGCTTCTAAAAAGAAAACATCCAGCAGGTCGGTTATCCTACCGCTTGCATGACGGATGCGTGGCTCTGCACGTCCTAACTGTCCCTGCTTTGCGGAAGCCAGCAGAGCGTCCAACCGAGCATCGCCGAGGTGTCGAACAATCAAGGATTCCTTGTAGGTTGGTTTTATGCCGCCACCCTTGAGTAAAACCACGGGCTTAGGGTTATCAACATCCTTCCAGTTCAGCGTTCCTGGAACTCGCAAGATGCGATCTACGTTTGATACGTTATCGGTTCCGGTTAGGATGCTGTTCGCAAAGCTCCGCACCTTGGCTTCTATCGCTGTCCTGTCTCTTGTGCTTGATACTCTTGCAGGGCTTGGTGCTACCTTGTAGCCGTGCCACCCGTTACCGGTAGATACAACAATGTCGCAGTTATTTAGTAGGGCTTCAGAACTGCCCGGTACTTTGGCATCTAGGTCTACCCACATTGCTCCAACCTGCTCAATGGCATCCTTGCCGAGCTTACGCCCCGGCCCTTCAGGGGCAACCCTTGGACAGACACCAACATAGACATCATAGCCACGCATGGCAAGGCTCATAATGTGCTGAGTCAGGGCTTGCCCTTCATCACCTTTGAGGCAGTGTGGCAACCTGTAGGTGGTTCGGTTAGCGTGGGGTTTGACCTTAGAGAGTGGTCGAATCTCAATGAAACCGTCAGAGTACGGCTTGAATAGATGCCTAAGGAAGGCAATAGCCATCCCGGCATCCGTGGCTGGTATAGCCATGGAGTCACCATTTTCCTGTGTATTCCCTTCCGTGGACTGCCCCTCGGTAGCTACTCCGAGGGGTGGACTAAGTCCTAACCACAGGAAAGGTTACAAACATTATACATCAGAATCTTTTGTGTCTTTTTTCTTGACATATATATACTTAGAGTGTATATTCAGTGTGTGGAAAGCACTAGAAACTTCGCAGCCGACGCTTCGGCAGAAAGGAGACCAGAAATGGATCTCACCTACACCACCATCGCCAATGGCGAAATCACCGTTACCGCAGTTAGCGACAATGCCAAAATGTGGCTTGCTGAAAAACTCGGAGCTGGAGCAGTCAGCTTTACAATCCCTGCTGACAACTTTCAGCAAGTTGTTACTGCAGCGAATGAAGCATCGCTCATCTGCAGACTTGCATAAAGCCAACAAAGTCAAAGGCCTCCTTCGGGAGGCCTTTTTTATTATCTATACATCAAAAGCAAACCCGCCCAGTAGAGGATAACTGGACGGGTTGCGATGCTTACGAGGCAACCATCATAAGCAGCTGGTGTACCAACAAAGCATCATACATCGAAAGTAAAACCAACGTGTTCGGCGATTGCCTGTGCTGCTTCATGCCAAGAGTACGCCACTATGAACTTGTACCCGTAGGGTTGCAAGGCTTCCCTGAATGCAACCTGTCCCGGTGTTAACCTGCCCTTACCTGCCTTCATCTCGATGTAAAGACCGGGTAACGGAGCAGGGAGGAAGATGTCCCAGACACCCGCCTTCACACCCATTGCCTTAAACTTTGCAGCTGTACGAATGTCACGATGTCCGCCATTCGGGCAGTGGTAGATCGTGGCAAGCTCAGGATGCTTAGACTCCATCAAACGTATCCAAGTAATCAGGGCTATCTGCTCCCGGTCTTCAAGATGCTTCATAGGTCTCTCTCAATCTTTGCAGTGCCTCTGTCAGCCTCTGCTTGACCACTACAGGCGGCATACGGTAACGACTGGCCACCATGTGTATCGTCTGTGGTACACGTCCATCTAAGCCATAGTGCAACACGAGCATCTGCCGAGTTTCATCGTCCATCTTGCTGAGTGCTTCGGTCAGGCTTCCTTCTTCAATCTCGGATAGATATTCATCCTCGGCTGATTGTGTGCTACCGAATACGGCAGTGTCGCCTAAGACCAGCTCAGAACCTTGAACCGGGGTGTCCATGCTTACTGGCTCAATACCTGCTGCGGTACGGCAGATGTCGATAGTTTCAAGGCTCATCCCGCTACGCTCGGACAGTTCTGCATCTGTCGGTGGTCGCTTTAGTTCGAGTTCCAGGATGACGTAATGCCGTTTGAGTTTGTGCCATTTTACGAGAGCGTGTTCAGCAATCCGGATGGTTCTGTACTGGTTAGATTGATAGCGTCTGAGCTTCTGGTAAATCCAAGGATGTGCGTAAGTGGAAAACCTCAACCCACGCTCTGGTTCCCATTTTTCGATTGCACGAATCAAGCCCTCAACGCAGTACTGGCAGGCATCCACAAAGTGTTCCTTGTGCTTGATGACCTTGCACACTTCACGAATGAAGGCAAAGTTATGGCGGATCATGGCATCAAGGCACTCGTCGGCATAGATGCCAGAAGACCAGCCACGATGCAGAAGAACCATCTCCTCTGGCAACAGTAAACGCTCCGGAGCCTTGGATAGACTTCGGAGCGTCTGCCGTATTATGCTTGGCCTTACCTGCACTAGAAATCCATCTGCTCTTGAACTTGAGCCGATTTGATGCGAGCCTCTGCAATGGCTAAGTACTCGTCGTTGATATCAATACCGATGTACTTGCGCCGTTCTTCCATTGACACAAAACCAGTTGTGCCGCTTCCGTTGAATGGGTCAAGTACGGTGTCACCGGGGCGGCTACCAGCAAGAATACAAGGACGTATCAACTCTGTTGGATACACGGCAAAGTGTGCGCCCTTGAATGGCTTTGTAGTAACAGTCCAAACGCTTCTCTTGTTGCGTCCGTTAGGATGAAATGACACACAGTCTGTTTTTGTCCTTTGCCGCACTGGGTCAACTTGATTATGTTTAGCATGGTCTGAATATGTATGCCGTTTACCATCGTTCCTTGGGTCACTTGCGTGTAAATGAGGCTCCCTTATAGCATCGATGTCGTAAAAATACTTTTGTGATTTACTCAACAAAAAGATGTATTCGTGTGCCTTGGTGCATCGGTCGGTTACTGATTCTGGCATCGGGTTTGGCTTGTGCCAAATGATGTCTTGTCGTAGATACCAGCCGTACTGCTGGAGAGCAAACGCAACACGCCAAGGGATGCCGATAAGGTCTTTGTGCTTTAGCCCTATATTGGTGGCGTTTCGGTGAGCGTGTCCAGCTGCTCCATCATGTCCACGGTGTGCAGCCTTGTCACCTTTACCACCAACACCACCCGCTAAAGTTTCCGCTGGCATAGAAGTACCGCCACGCTGGGCAGCATAACTATCACCAAGGTTGAGCCAAAGCGTACCGTCTGACTTCAAAACACGATGCACTTCAGCAAACACATCAACCAATGAAGCGACAAAAGCATCAGGTGTAGACTCTAGTCCAATCTGCCCATCGCATCCGTAATCACGTAAGCCAAAATAAGGAGGCGATGTAACGCAGGTTTGTACAGATTCTTTGGGCAATGTCCGGAGTACTTCCAGACAATGCCCTTGCAGTAATGTGTAGTTACTCATCTAACACCCTGCGCTCTGAGCAGTGCTGGCTTGGTTTCCCACTCGTACCGCATGGCATCCTTCGTTGCTTGGAACAATGCCAAGAAAAGCAGGAAGCCAATCGCAGTGATAACACCAGCTTTGATGCTGTCCCGAATCATCTTCTTGCGGCTCAGGTATGCAGCCCGATGAGCTTCCAATGCATAAGCCTTTTCCCGTGCCTGCCGTGCCTGCTCCTGCTGATCTCGCCACTCTGCCATACGGCAACCAGTACAGATTGCATCTGTATCCACTACACGATCCGCACAATCATTACAACGCTTCATTGCCTTGTCTCCCTATTACCTTTTAGTTCTTGAATGTTTCTGGTTGTTCGGTCGGTTTAGTCCGGCTCTTACGACGAATAGTGAGCAACCGTGCCAAGTCTTCCTCTGCCATGTCCATGGCTTCAGCGAGCTTGGTAAGGTTACCGGCGTTTGGTGTCTTCTTCCCGGTCATCCAGTCGGATACCTGCGGCTGTGTTGCACCAATCTTTTTGGCCAGCTGTTGCTGGCTTAGTCCTCGAATCATGTCAACTATATACCACAACTATATAATCTAGTGTCAAGTGTTTGACATTATATTCTTTTGACATATAATGAACCAAGCAACCATTTTGGTGGCATCAACAAAAAGGTCGGAGATAAGTAATGACAACATCGGAAACCATTGGGGCAATCGCCCCAGCCCTCATCAAGGCACAAAGCCAGATGCAGGGCATCATCAAGGAAGGCAAGAACCCAGCCTTTAGATCTAAGTATGTAACACTTGACAGCATCTTGGACACATTGCGCCCTATCCTGACATCAAACGGCTTGATGCTTACGCAGGGCAGCCAACAACCTGAGACCATGCAGGCTGTAACCGTAGAGTCACGAATCATCCACACCTCCGGTGAATGGATCGCAACCACGGTAACCATCCCGGTAACAAAACCAGATGCTCACGGTCTTGGTTCAGCTCTTACTTATGGTCGCAGATATTCTGTGTCCGCTCTGCTCGCTATATCAGCAGATGAGGATGATGACGCTAACGGAGCGGTAACGCCTCAGGATGGCTATCGTAGAGGCTCACACGGCAACATTGTTATTGATGAGCCAGTAAGACCAGCAACCGCAAGGCCGTTATCACGATGACATTCGCACAGGTTTACCCTCGGCTCTTTGAGGGTATGGCTATAAGGCGTAAGGCTTGGGAGTCTGGCAAAGTAATCAGACTCTCAGCCATCGGTGAAGACCATCTTGTTGTGCATCTAACATCAGGTAATCGGTACACCTACTGCCCACCTGTAATGGATCTATACGACAAGCAAGCGCAGAAGGTTAGAGATGATTGGGAGGTAGTGGAATGATAAAGAAAGAAAAAGCAGCGTGGTTGCTTAAGCGTGCCATGTTGAAGGCTGGCGTGACAGGATCTGACTACGAAGGAGCCAAAGTTGTCAAAGATACAGGCTACATAGTACGTGCAAGCCCTGCAATAAACCTAAGTGCTGAGAATGCTGCAATTAATTGTGACAGCGGAAGTTCTGGGACTATCACAGCATATAAGTCAGAGATATATATTGACGAGAACACCAACATCATCCTTAATGCAACTGACTGCACAATTACAGCTTGTAGTGGAACTGTATTTGCGAAAGATTCTAAAGTCTTCGCAACGTGTCAAACAATTGTCAATTGTGTGAGCTCTACTGTAGAAGCACATGAATCAGTGACCGTGAAGTCTACTGGTTCTAAGTTGCAGGTTCACGGGAATGTTTTGGTCAGTCCAAATGCGTGCGTTGTTGTAGCCAAGGGTCAAAGCATTATCAGTTGTAATGACAACAAGGTGAAAGTCACCGCATCCGAAAGTGTTGTCTGTATAGTGAACGATATTGAGCAAGCACACGCCATAGGTTCTATGGATGAGTCATTTGCGAAGCAGAAGTTCATTTTGAGTGATAACGCCATAGTTGTATCAAGGACGCTAGGTGACTACGTGTGGACGCATAAAGGCAAGTACTACTCATCTGAAATCAACCGGTGACAAGATTGAGGAAGACGACCCGCAAATAAAAAAGGTCCAAATATGGTTAAGGAATTACTGGAAGAGCATGACGATTGGCAGGTGGTTCTATGATAACGAAAGAAGAGGCAGCATTTCTGCTCAAGAGGGCCATGCAGTACGGCATGACATACACCGATGGTAAGTACGCAAACCACAAGCTTGTCACGATGCATGACCGTGGATACTGGGTCAAGCCAGCAGGTAAAAACCTTGATGCGGTCTGCTTTGAATATCGGTATGAGGATGTGTATTGGCACAAAGGTACACCAGAGCAGTTGATAGGAGGTAAGTGATGGGATTCGATGTGATTGACGGCGAACTGTGGGACGTAGAAACGGGCGAGTATGCCGGCCCTGCATCCGGTTGGATCAAGGGTGATGAAAGCCCGGAAGACCTCGCACTCCTGGTGATGCGTAAGCGTATGGACATCGAGGCAAACATCATGGCAGAGAAAGCCAAAATGGATGCCATTGTAGAGAACTTCAGGAAACTCGTCGGCAAGCATCAAGCACGGCTTGAATGGCTGGAGCATCGGTACAACAGCCAACTAGCAGAATACGCAATGAGCCAGTTGCCACGTAAGGCTGATGGGACGCTACGCTCCAAAACATGGACTTGCCCCTATGGCACGGTTGGCTTTAGAACCATAGCTCCTAAGGTCGCTGTAGAGGCTGAGGAGACGGCTTTGGAGTGGGCAAAGAAGAACTGCCCGGCAGCCATCAAACTGAAAGAATCCATCCTTGTAAGCCAACTGCCTGAGCCTATCAAGGCAGCCATGCTAGAGCATCCAGCAGATGCAAAGAAGGCAGGGTTCGTTGTGCATGAGGAAACGCAGGCAGTAACAATCAAAACAATAGGGTAGAATCTATCACCCGCAAGGGAAAACAAAACAACACAAATGGTGCTTGGTAAGCGACAGAAAGACCCGGTCTAAACAACTGGGTCTTTTTGTATGTTTATGTATGTCAACTTGTAAGGATTTCTTACAAGTTCAACCTTATCCAAAATGGAAAGAGTTAGTGGGTAGTTCCAAAATGGAACCTACCAGTCAATCGCTATAAAGCCACCGTTACTGCCAAGCTCTCGCCATGCTCTGGCTTTGCGGTAAACGCCATCCCCGTTACGCTCTACGCCGTCCTCATCATCCATCTCTGGGGACGTGTTACCTTCAACGGTCTTGACACCCCAAGGATAAACACCCGTCACGATGCCGATGTGGGCAAGCCTGTTCAGCGGAGCAAACCAAAAGCAAATGAGGTCACCAATCCTGACCTTTGAAGGGTCTGCTTCAGCATCCTTGACCGGAACCCAGTTCTTTGTTCTTCGTGCCCAGTTGCCATGATCGGGACAGTAAGCCGAGCGTGGCCAGTCTGCTGGTATCTCAAGGGCTAGGTCATGAGCGGCATTCCGTAGGCGGTACACGACAAAGGCAGCACACCAAGGGCTACCGGGTGGAACAGGTGGGATTGTTGAGGCTTGATAGATCTCAACAGCCTTGCCCCTGTTATCTCCAACTTCCTGCACACCGACGTTATCTATAGCCTCTTTGGCTGCACGTAAAGCGATAGGTCTACTCATAGTGATATATTCCTTTTGTCAGTCCTTATCTCCCTGACTAGGTGGGCGGTCTCCCAACTGCATCTTCGCCGCCCACCGCCTCTTTTTCCTTAGGCGAATGTTTCCCCATCATCCACACTGACCAGCTGCGTGATACCTGCTGATGTGTCGTGGTAGTACAGATACCAGTTACCAAGCCTCCACGATATAGCGGTCTGGTCATTGTTCACACCGCTTGCGACCACTGCACTCGATGCCGTGATGATGTTGCCCTGCGGATCGTAGATAACACGGTGAAGGTCGTTACCAGTACCACGGAAGGCAACTATACGTTTGCCCATCGGATTGATGGCAACGCTGACGTGTGTGCCTGTTGCACTTACTACTGTAGCCACTGATACTGTCGCTCCTTCATCGTCGGTGTAATACGAGTCAATCCCACCACCTGATTGTTTCTCAACGAGGATGTAAAGCCTACCGCTTTGGCTGGTTGGGTCATATGCGATAGCCACGCAGTCAACCTCTGTAATAGGCGTTGTGACGCTTACAAAGTTGGTGGCGTTAGGGCCATCGGCAAAGTGAAGCACCACGGTATGGGTTTCCACATTGGCATAACAAAGCCGCTGGTTAGGGGCTACGTCAACCGACAGACAACCACCTGCCGCTGTCAATGTACGGAACCAACAACGGAATCTGTGGCTAGTGTGAAGCGGGTCTATGCCTATATTGTTGCTACCGCTGATGGCATCGTGGTTGCTCTCACCGAGTCCCCAGGGAGTGGACGTGTAATATCGTCCCTCAGCATCAAGCGTTGAATCTGTGCCTCGGTTTGCTCCTGTGCTTGCAAGCTCTAGGTCAACCGTACCTGTAGTTGCAGGGTCTCCTACATCATCCAAGACTGCACCATGTGCGATGCCACGGAGTAAAGAACCAGCAGGCAGATAGAGCGCAGCATCTGTACCGCCGTTGACATCAAACGGGTCGTACAGGTCAGGTGGGAAGTTGCCATTGATGCGATCAAAGAGCGTCTGTGCGGTAATGGTTCCTTGTGCTATCTGATGCCCGTACGCAAAGTCTGTCCCGCTTGTGGCGTTAGGCGTGGCAAGGATACCACCACCATACAACCATGTTGAGTAACCAGTAACGCCATTCAGGAAACAATCCCTTAGAGGCGGTTGGCTTACGGTACAAGTGCTACCAGACGGATAGGCTACAGAGTTGGTCGCAGTCCAGCCGGGATGCCTAACAATCGAATCATCGGAGGCGTTGATTTGTCCTGCCAGCTCGCTGATTGTCACAGGGTCAACACTATATGACGTGACTCCAGTTTCACCGCCCACGGTCATCTGCCACCAGACATCTGATTCTTCTTCCGTGCGTCCATCTCTATCCTGTTGCCAGAATCTGCGCCCGTAGTAGTAGGTGGTTGTGTCTACCTCTGCAACGATGGCAGGTGTGATGCGCTGAAACTGAGCGGTGAAAGAATCTGGGACGTAAGTAGAATCCGTGTTCGTGTACTTCAGTGTGGTTGTACCGATGTCAATAAATCCGCTGGATACCCGTAACCGCTGGCAGGATGTAACACCCCAGTATGCCGAATCTACAGACTCGCTTCCTGCGTAGCTGCTGGATGCCGTGTTCTTTCGTGGGTACGGGTTGTCTTTGTCATCGGTCGCTGGCAAAGCTCCGAGGCTGTGGATATCAGGAGAACAAAGGTCAAGCGTAACCGTGCTGTAGGAGGTCGTAGGAGCCACAACCTGCCATCTTTTTGTATTGCCGTGATAATCGGTCAGTTCGATGTAACCGGTCTGGTTTATGCCGCTTTGTGCTTTGATTTGAATGTCTAGGTATCTATAGCCTGACATCCCTTCCCATGGTGCATATAGTCGGTCGTTACCTGTACCGCTGATACTTCTGTTGTTGGTCTCAGCGATAGACCAGCCATTGAAACGAAAGCCACGGAATAGAACCCGGTTGTCGGTGCTTGAGTCTCCGTTGGTCGTTAGGCCGCTTCCAGATAGTTCGGCAGATATCCACGTTGGTACGTCATTTGCTGATGTTGTGAGCGTGTCGCTTCCGTACGTCGGGTCGGTTAGTACCGTGGTGGTGCTGTAGTTTACAAAGGTATCTGACGCACCATAACTGCCACTGGATGAACCAACGGTGCGGGTTCCACCGTCGTAGCCAGTAACAACCACATTGAGAGCATCGGGATACGCTCCCTCCCATGCTCTGATTCTTCCAGCAATAACAACATTGCGATCGAGACAGGATGATGTGCTAATTGTCGCTGATGCCGTACTAACAACCCCAAAAGCATCGGTCTCGCCTAGTACGCTTAGGCTCCATTCTGTTGCTGATTGGTTGTGGAAAGTGTGAGCGTGTGTGATGTCATGCACAGCCACCGTGTTTACCTTGACAAGGCTTACTGCAAAGTCATGGCGTACATCACCGGAGGAAAAACCATAGGCTGAAAGCGTAGCCGTATAGTCTGCGTTTCGTCTTGATGTTGCCGCAGCTGACACACTAACCGAACCACCGCCAGCAGATAGGCTACAAGCCGCTGTAGAGCCCGATGTGGTCTTTTCGTACCATGTGTAGCCAGTTAGGCTTGGGAACCGTGTTGGTGCGCTAGTAGAGGAAAACGAATCCTCAGCAATATCCCAAAGCTTATCCACTCCAACCGATGCGGAGAAATCACCTGCACAAGTTACGCTTACATCTTTGTACGTGGTGGCTCCGGTTTCACTACCGGATGACAAAACGACATAGGACGAGTTTGTAGAACCGTGTCCGTTGTTTACCGTGATATTTGCCCTGAGTTCCCAAGACCATGCAGAACCTGGAGAAGGTGCAACCACGTTAGTGGCAATGGCAAGACTACCGGAAAAGCCAAGATGCCCACCAAAGGTAAAGTTTGTGTAATGTGTATCGTAGTCTGGTTCGAGAGGCTGAGTAGCGTAAGGGTTCCAGATGCGTACCTGTACGTTCTGGGTATGCGACATCGTGAGCGTGGCAGTTCGTGTGCCGTCAAGGTAAGGCATTAGGAAACATCCACTGCACGGTAGACAGCCCGGCGAACATTGAACAGAGTACTCCTGCCTGCCACATTCTCCTGTTCAAACTCGATTGACGGTATGGCAATGATTCGATAGACACCTTGCGCTGTAACACCATCAGGCTGATAGAGCTGAATGACATCACCGAGCCATAATGGGCGATTGTTACCGCTTAGAATCAATAGATCCGATTCCCACTCAATCATCGTACGCCCCGGTGTAAGCCTGCTATACAGAATCTGTGCCGCTGTCTGCACTGCATCTGCCGTTGTTAGGCTTGGGTCACGATACTGGAAAGGCACAGGTCTTCCACGCCAGTTCCTTGGACGGCTTGCTGGTGGAGTGTCTGCAATCTCCGCAGCACCATCAATCTGCGTATAAGGTATCCAGATACCGGTGTTCGGGTCTTGACCAATGACAGTAACCTGTGTACATTCCGGTGGCTCGTAATAGCTGGACAGTTTGCGTATCACACGCTTAGGTTGCAAGTCTACTGGCACACCTGCCGCCGCTGCCGCTGCCGTACTTTGATAAAGGTTCATAGCTGGCGTAGTTGACGCTGACGCTACATCGAGCCATCTGTAAACATAACCAGACGTATCAGGAATCCATCCTGTGATCCATGTGGCGTAGTAGTCCTGCTTTATCTTTTCAAGATACGAACCAACCGTATCGCCATAATCAGGAGCTAGTGTGTACTGTCCTTTAGAAATGTTTGTTGTATATGGCAAGTCAAGGAGTGGTTGATCTCCGTAATAGTAGATGTTGGCATCGTAACCAGCAATTAGCATTAGGTCAATGATGGCATTGATGGCTAAGATACCGTCATAAGGTACGCATTCAACTATCCAAGCAAGGTCAAAGTCACGGCTACGGTCTACACCATTCCAGCGGTATGTTGCCCATTGATAGGTTGTATCCCTGTCTAAGTACTCAATCTTAGGTGGCTCAAGCGTCCCTCGGAAAAGGTCTATGTAGGTTGCAGGAGAACCACCATCACCAAGTGCAATGCGAATGGTTCTGTCACTGGTCACCTGTGGCTGTTCCACGCCAGCATCTACGATCTGCTTCGCAATGGCCGATATGTCACAGGTAGTCTTGCCTTGCTCATCCACCGATAGGCTTAGAGTCTTGATGTATTCGGTAACGTCAACCGTGCCATCGTAAGTAGCGGTAAGTTCCGGATCGTAATAAAGGTCAACCGATAGGATGCCGTTTGAGCCAGTGCCTGCACCAGTAAAAGCAACCTTGCCTCTGACCTGACTTATGACACCGTTAGGCGTGTACGTTGTCCCATCAGTCTTGACTACTGATGGCGTGTATCCAAACGTGCCATTACCCATAATCTCAACAGATGTAAAGTTGCTAAAAGTCGCACCTGTCGGAGGAGCGTATCTAAACTGCTTAATAGGCGTTAGCACATACCCTGACGTTTCGTAGAAGACACGAGACACCTGCACCGTTGCTTGACCTGATGGAACCAGCCATGAAAACTGAGCGTTAGGCAAGATGGTATTTGCAATGAGCGGGTTTAGGTCATCAAAGACGTGAGCAAAGTTAGTACCGTTTGAACTGGTAACGATAATCTCCCTGCGTCTGCCGGGGATAATCATAAAGCTCACAAAGTCTGAACGTTGGCTTTTAGGGCTTTGTGTCCCCACGTTTGGCGCAACGTTTGAATCACCACGATCGTATGAGCCAACCAGTACACCAGACTTGTAGACCAATGCCTGCCCGTTAGCGGCGAACCAAACTTCCACGCTTCCAGCCGACCCAACGCCCCAGCCACACTTGAGGATGATGCTTTTATCGGAATCCTTCAATCCTGGAACATACATGGAAATGTACGCTCCCGTGTTAGCCGCCCATGCCGTCGTAAGCGTTGCCCGTTCGGTAACGTCCAAAGATTGAAGGTAGTAATCTCCGGATGCTTTGATCTGGATGTTTTTCCACTTAGCCGCTGTGGTTAGCGTGTAGTCTGTCTTCTGAAACCGCGCGTAGTTACCACTGTACGTGGTTGCCCATGCTGTCGTAACAGGAAGCGGAGCAAGCATCACTGTTAGTGTTGCAGGGTCTTGCCATACATTGGACGAGTAATACATATCCCATGTAGTTCCATCGCCTGCAACAGCCAAACGCCCCTTCTGGGGGCGTGGCTCTGGTACATCAAACTCAACCAACAGTGGATGCGTAGTAGCCATTAGAACCGCCTCATGTAGCCCGGTACGCCGTTCCTGCGTCCCTCGTCCCGTATGGTACGTCTTACGGCTCTTTCAAGGTCAGTCCCAGCAGGAATAAGACCATTACCGAATGTACCAACGGTGCGACCAGCTGCACCAACTTCTGCTGCAGTCAAGCCAAGTTGTCCTATCGGGCCACCGCCAAGTGTTTGCCGTCGTAGAGTCAGTGCATCTGCACTAACGCCTGTATTCTTTGCAATGGTGCGTAATATACCGTCTGTTTTTTCGGCGGTTGATGAACCAGCACCAGCATTACCAGGTTCTTCTCCGGGTTTGAAGTACGGCCCAAATGCTTCTGGTACACCGCCGCCTTCCTGCGCTTTTGTACCTTGCATCTTGCCAAGTATTTCTTCCATGAAGGTCTTCGCATTAGCAAACGGCTTGCCAAAGTCAACACCCTCCATGATGTTGCCTGTAGCTGAAAAACCGTATTCGTGTTCTATACGAGTGCGAAAAGCATCAAGTTGTTCTTTGGTCATTCGACCATATAGGTATGACACTTTGGCATCATCAATAAGCTTGTGTCCTTGGGCCGTACGAATCGGATCCATACGGCTAAAGTTAGCATTGATGTTGTCAAAAATGTTTTGCATCAATGTTCCGAGGTTCTTGAATGTCTCGGAAAGGATGTCAGGGATTGATGCCGCTACAGCTAGAATAGAAGCAAGTAATTTATCAACACTGGCTTGTACATTGCCATCGGTAAATCCCTTGGTGAAATCCGTCATAGGGCCAAAGAACTTTTCCGTAAGATCTGCCAACACACCACTGTTAATCATGCGACCTAAGAAGTCGGTGGTGTACTTGATGTACGGGGTCAAGATGGTTATCATCTTTTGACCTATAACCCGCAGACCACTTTCCCATTGATCAGCAAGTGAAGCCAACTTTGTTTCAGTTGTATTTGCAAGGGCGTTGAGCATACCACTGTATTTGGTGTCAATGATTTTTATAAAAGTCTCAAATACCTTTAGTTCTTGCCCAGGTTCGAGACCACCACCAGCATCCATCTTGATGCCTTCTTTAGCAAACTGGCTACGGCTCATACCAAACATAGCCATCTGTTCTGCATCGGGCAACTGTCCAACCTTAAACTTGCCAACCATATTCAACAATGATTTTAGATGCTCTTCATCAGCACCAAAGGCTGCACCTAAGTTAGCAAGGCGAGGTAGTAAGGCGTTTGTTTCAAGACCTATAGATTCGAGACCTACAGCAAGATTAGCAAGCTGGCTAAAGGTAAAAGGTGATGGCCCTGCAACTTTGCGAACCATATCAAGGATATTAGCGGCTTTTGCACCACTGCCAGTAATAGCAGTTAAGCGTGTGTTCAGTGATTCAAAAGACACAGCTGCATCAAATGCAGATTTACCAAGCATCCCAAAACCGGCAACGCCACCAGCAATTACAACACCACCAAGTGCTGTCCCTACGGATGTTGCGGCTGCGGCTGTTTGTTGTAGTGCAACTTTAGTTTGAGATAGGGCAGATTTGACCTGCCCTATACCATCAACGCCGAGCTTTACATTGAGTTGTGCTACTGTCACAATGTGCCCCTTGTGGCTTTAGCCAGTTCGATTTCGTACTTCTCTAAATCCTGAGCAATCACAGCAACTTCCCAGATTTGTTCCAGCGTTAGGTCTACCTCGGACGGATGACGGTGCAGGTACTTTATGCAGTAATAAGCAATAACCGAGCCTACACCGTCGATTCGTTTTTTGCGTCTTTTACCTCATCGGCAACCGACACATTGATGTACTTGTAGATAAACGCCCAATAGATAGCGTAGAACGCTTGCGTGTTATGGCGGCTCAAGTCCAACAATGTCCGAATAAACGCTACATCCTGCGGATCATCAATGTCAGGTATATAACACCGACCGATAATAAGGCAGTTGACCAAAAGGTTTGGAGCCATGTCAGCATATGAAATCCTGAGCTTCATCAACTCTGCGGAGTCTGGGAAGTAATCGGCGGCTTTAGGCTGCCGAAACTTCACCGTTGCTCCTTCACCAGCCCAAGGGCTTAGGTCTACTTCAAGGATTCCATGGTCTACTTCTGCTTCAATCGCCTTGATGGCTTTGATACCCATTATGCGGAAGTCCAAGCAGTAGTAACGCCGTTAGCACCAAGTGTGATTGTAGCCGTCTCGGTTACTGCCTCACCGTTGCTGATGCTGATTCCAGTAGCGGTAACAATACCGACAAAGGTCTTTGCAGTCAGTGCGCCTGGAGTGATGACAACTTGGCAGTAGTAGCCTTCCTTGCCAAAGAAGACAGGGGAACCATCAGCCTGTACCGTTCCATCTACGAGAAGTTCAATCTCAAGGGAACCAGATGCCTTAGTTACCTGCATTTTCTTGGTTGTGTCGCAGAGTGCCGAAAGGTCTGCCGTGTCTACGCTTGTG